AAGATAATTCCACTATTAGTTGAGGGAATCAAGGAATTAAATAAAAAAGTCGACCACCTTGAAAATCTTTTAGAAGAAAAAAATAGCACTGATAGAAAAATGACCCGTCTTGCAAGTGCAGTGAGAAAATTAAAGCAAAAAAAGTAGTATTTAGAGTTATACATTTATATTTATATACAACCGAATTAAACATATTAATAAAGGAGTTATGTTATGGCTGAAAAGCAAAACAAGGTAGATGAAACAAAAATCGTATTTTCAGATGATGAAATAAAATCACTTGAAGATTTGCGTACTGGATATAACACCATCCAAAATGATTTTGGTGTAATTAAAGTTCGTAAGATTTTGTTAAATCAGCAACTTGATAACTTGGAACAAACTGAGATAGAGTTAGAGACAAGATATGCTGAAAATCAACAAACAGAACAAAAGTTAGTTAAAGACCTTAACGAAAAGTATGGTGCTGGTAATTTAGACATCAATACTGGTGAATTTACACCAAATAGTTAAGATTTTTCTCTAAGCTGATATCGTTTGAGGATTTTGCTTTATACTTATAAAGTGTATAGTTTTATCTATTACGATTAATCAATAAATAGGAGAATGACCATGGCAGAGAGAATAGTCTCACCAGGTGTATTTACGAGAGAAAAAGATTTATCTTTTTTACCACAAGGTATTGCTGATATTGGAGCTGCAATTATTGGACCGACAGTTAAAGGTCCAGCATTTGTTCCAACACAAGTAACAAGTTTTTCGGAATTTGAAAATATCTTTGGTGGATTAGATACAAGATTTTATGTACCTTACACCGTCCAAGAATATATAAAGAATGCTCCTACCGTCACTATAGTCCGTGTATTAGGAATTGGTGGATATAAACATTCTGCAGTTAGAGTTAACTTATCAAGTTCACTCGGAACATTTACTGCAGCAGTTTTAAAACCATCAAGACTAAGTAATACATTGGATTTAGGTGGTGTAACAAGTGCATCTTTAGCAGCAGGAGCTGATTTTGTAGAGGGTTCTATCACATTAGGTAGTGCATCTGCAAAAACAATTAGTTTCCAAACGGGTTCTGATAATTATATCGAAAAAGTATTCGGTACAGACCCACAAACAACGAATACAAATGTATATGTGTATAAATCATTCAAAAAATTCCATTCAAGTAATGGATTTGATGCGACTGTAAGTATGAGTTTAGTCTCATCTTCAGAAGCAAATGGTGATGATTTTACTCACGATTACAAAGTAGCAACTACACCTTATCTTGTTTCACAATTAAGTGGTGGTGCTAGAAAGAATTTATTTAAAGTTAATACTCGTTCGCATGGTACGAATGTAAATGATGATTTCAAAATTGCAATTGCAGATTTGACAACAGCAGCAAATGTACCTGGTTCTGATTATGGTTCTTTTGCACTTCGTGTATTAAGAAATAATCCAGGCGAAAACAATGATGGTGAAGTTTTAGAAGAGTTCACTAATCTTAGCTTTGACCCAGATTCAATAAACTTTGTACCAAGAGCAATTGGAGATAGATATGTAACTATCGATTCAGAAGGCAAACTTACCTATAATGGTGATTGGCCAAATCAATCAGTTCATATTTATATTAGTGATTATACTACAAATCTTGAGGGAATAGCATCAGACCTATTACCACACGGATTTGGAGCAGCATCTAATCCAGTTCTCGGTACAACACAAATCCCAAGTGCAAGTTTTGTTTCACAACAGACTAACACTCTTGGTGTATTTGACCAGAATGTTTATTATGGTTGGGATTTCTCAAATTCTGATAACAAAGCGTTCTTAGCTCCAATACCTGCAAGTGCTGGTGTTGGTAATAATGCAGTGTTCAGTTTAGAGAATATGTTAGGACATGCGGATGCAACAACAATTGGAGATACTCAAGAATCTACAGCAGCAGAGGCAATTACATTAGCTCTATCAGCGAAAGCTCAGAGAAAATTCGTAGTTCCTTTCCAAGCAGGATTTGATGGGGATGACCCGACTGTATTGAAAGCAACTGGTAATGATATCTCTGCAACTAACCAACAAGGTTTAGATTGTAGTGGTACTAATGCTAGTGGTTCAATTGCATACAAACGAGCAATTAATGCTGTATCAAACCCAGATGAGTTTGATATTAACTTAATGGTAACACCTGGTATTATACACGAATATCACAATTCCGTTTCAAACCACGCTATTTCAAAAGTAGAAGCTCGTGCAGATGCTTTTTATGTAATGGATGGTTCAAGATGGGGTAGAAGTGTAGCAAATGCGATAAACGATATTAAAACTATCGATTCGAATTATGCTGGTGTATATTACCCGTGGGTTAAGATACTTGATTCAGTAAAGAATAAACCAATGTGGGTTCCGCCATCAGTAGTGATACCTGGTGTGATTAGTTTCACAGATAGTGTAGCACACGAATGGTTTGCTCCAGCTGGTTTAAACAGAGGTGGATTGAGTTCAGTATTGGAAGCAAAAACAAGACTAACACATACAGAACGAGATGATTTGTATGAAGGTCGTTTGAATCCAATCGCTTCATTCCCAGGTCAAGGTGTAGTAGTTTTCGGACAGAAAACACTTCAAGGTAAACCAAGTGCACTTGATAGAATCAATGTACGAAGATTGTTAATCAGACTTCGTAAGTTCATTGCTTCATCTTCAAGATACTTAGTATTTGAACAAAACACAGCAGCAACAAGAAACAGATTCTTAGGAATCGTTAATCCTTTCTTAGCGAGTGTTCAATCAAATAGTGGTTTAAGTGCATTTAAAGTAGTAATGGATGATTCTAACAACACACCAGATGTTGTTGATAGAAATCAGTTAGTAGGTCAGATATTTATTCAACCTACAAGAACTGCAGAGTTCATTGTACTTGACTTTGTAATACAACCAACAGGTGCAGCATTTCCTGAATAAGTTTAACTTATAAAATCGCTTATACGAAAAACCCACACTCTTAATTGAATGTGGGTTTTTCTTTTATAGGAGGTTTAATGAATAAATAAAGTAGTGGTGCCAGAAAGGAGTATCTTTTGTCCTTAGCAGTGTCTCTTAAACCTAACCACTAAAATTTTGAGAGTTTAACCACCTAACTCACAAGGGTTGTTTCTAATCGTGAAACACTACATAACCCAATCGATTCCAAATATGTAGTCATCGAGAACCCACGGCCTATTTATTACATTAGTTCTAACATAGAGAATGGTACACTATAAATCCTACCATTCATCTCAACTAAGGCTTTCTTGATATTCATCTTAGTGATTACACCAGGTGTCCTTTTAGTTTTCTGAACCACATAAACTTTAGAACCAATAGACAATGAAGTTTTACCTAACATAGTCTTACATTCACTAATAAATGAAGATAATTCATTTAATTCTGATAGTGAATTTAGTCCTTTAATTTGTTGTTTTATCTTAATCATAATTTATTTCCTTTATTTGATACTCTAATATAAGGCTTTTTGCCAATACAAGTCAAGTACTTTTTTTATTTTTTTTTATCCCCTTTCTACTTTTCCTTTATGAGCCCAATTCACAGAGTATGGTCTTTCAGAATATTCAAAGTTCTTATTGATAGCTTTTGGTATCTGAGAACATATTTCATTAGCAAACCATTCAGCATCTGAGTTCTCATTTGTTACGGCTCTATCACCACAACCTTGGTCTGGAACATAAACTTCCAAACATATATTTACAAAAAATCTATTAGCATCTTTAGCCATAATTTTTCCTTTACATTTCCAAAGAATCTAACCACTCTTCTATCTCTTGTGGTGTCATTCTTCCATCTTCTTCAAGTGCTTCTCTTTGTTCATCTCTTGTTAATGGTCTACCCATATTATAGGTTGGACCAATACCAGTTTCTGCTTGAAACTCAATATCGTGTTCTGGTAAATTACCAGCATCTCTATTCAATTCATAATTCATACAACCTAAAGCAAAAGTTCCCATATCCATATTTTCATCCTTTTCAATCATTATTACACTATAATATAAGGCTTTTTCAAACCATTGTCAAGTGTTTTTTTATTTTTTTTTAATTTAAAACATAAGGTTTATCCCACTTACCAAGATTAACAGATATATACCAACCGACATGAAAGTAATCAGTTTGGATATCAGATTTATCAAAGTTACCAACATTCATAGCTGGGATAACTTCTGATAAGAAGGCAAGTGCCTCAGGATTATCAGAGAAGTGGTCTTTATACCAATACTCGTTTATATTATCAGTACCAAAATCAATAGAACCAGATTGAAGAGTCAACCTTAAAGTAGAGTAATTATCAACAGAAAGAGTTCCTTTCATATTATGCTTTTTCAAAGCCTTTTTAATATTTGGAGCTAACTCTTTTTTCTTTTCTTGATTCATATAAGCCATTATTTATTTCCTTTATTTAAGTTCTTTATTATTATCTCATTTCTCATACCTTAATATACGACATAAATACTATACAAGTCAAGGATTATTTTCAAAAAACTTCAAAAAAACTTCGAAGAATCATATAAGAAATTACATATTTTTTAATAACCTGATATTTATTATCGAAGAAAAAAACAGCATTAATTTAAATGGAGATGGCAATGGCCGACATATTAACAACAGATGAAATCTTTTTTAAAGCGTTTGAACCGAAAACAAAGAATAGGTTCATTATGTATATTGATGGAATACCATCTTATTTCGTAAAAACAGCTAATAGACCACAGATTACTTTTGAAGAAATCGAACTTAATCATATCAATGTAAAACGATATGTTAAAGGTAAAGGTACTTGGGAGCCATTAGAAATTACTCTATATGACCCAATCGTTCCAAGTGGAGCACAGGCAGTTATGGAATGGGTTAGATTACACCACGAATCAGTAACAGGTCGTGATGGGTATTCTGATTTTTACAAAAAAGAAGTTAGATTCAATCTTTTAGGCCCAGTTGGTGATAAGGTTGAGGAATGGGTTCTTCACGGAGCATTCATTCAAACTGCTAACTTCAACGATTTAGATTTTGCTAATGGAACAGATGTCGCTGATATATCGTTAACACTTCGTTACGATTACGCAGTACTCTCGTTCTAAAACCATAAGGAAAATACAATGGCTTTTAAAGACATTTTTAAAGATGATAACTCATATAACGAGAAATCAATCATAGGGTTTGGTGCGTTTGCTATAATGGTAATATTTGCAGGTGCAGATGTTGTAACTGGTATTATGGGTAAAGATTTAGTAATCAACGATGTTGTTTACAATTCATTCCTATTCA